GATGCAGGTATTCCGGAGCGCAGTCACGCCAAGTCTGTTCGCTTGTTAATACGCCGCGAGCAATTAGGAACTGGTTAACATCGCCTTCGTGCTCTGCGAGCCGTGCTTGCCATCCGACCATTCCGTCGGCTTCGACGATATGGTTCGGCTGTTTAGTTGCAACGGCCTCGAACAAGTGCGCGACCGATGCCCATTCTAGCGGCAACTCTTCTGCAAGGCCAGATCGCGTCTTCGCATCGTATGCCGCGCTGTGCGTGGTTAGGATGATGCGTTCCTTTCCGCCGATGCCCTTCCCCTTGCCGCTGTCGCTTGTCGATACCTTGGTCTTGAATCGTAAAAACCAAAGCTCGTCCGCAAACTCTTTCAAGAGTGGAGCCGATTGTTTGCTTAGTTTCAGTTCGTAACGGTCATATGCAGCCAATGCGTCTGGAGCCTCGAATCGCACGATCTTGCTGTGCGCGATCATGACGACGTTCTTGCCGGCGTCAATGAGCTGATCGACGGATGACAGGAACCGGCTCATGCGCTCCGCGACCATGACCCATCCCTTGCCAAAGCCGAAATCCTCGATGCTGGTCTTCTTGGTGCTTGCGAGTAGGTCTTCAACGCACAGGCGCTCTGCCCAGTCTGCCGAGTCGATAACGATGGTCTTGTAGTCGGTTGCCTTGGCTTCAGCCAATGCGTCCGTGAGTTGCTTCCAGGTGCTTATCTCGCAACGGTCAACGTCTAGGTGGGACGTGCCGCCCTCGATGTCGAGAAATAGCGGATTCGGGAATTTGGCCGCGAATGTGCTTTTTCCTACGGATTCGACGCCGTAGATGACTACGCGCTGGGCGCGTGTTTGCTTTCCTTTTGTTATTTTCATATGTTTTGGTTTTCTATGGGGTTTCAACAATATTCATGTAGGTATTTAAGTGGCTGTTTTTTTGCAGCTACAATATGTGCATCAGGTATGTAAGTGATACAACCTGCATCACACCATATGACCCTGTTTTCATTAACAGGATCATGCAATCGCAAAACTGAATCATATTTTTCTTCATTTCTTTCCCATGTTAATCCCTTCCATTCTAATATTTCACCATAAATTGATGGGCTGTAATTCCACGGTTGCTCACTACAATGAACAATATAATATTCATTTTTATTTACTTGCTTTAATTTATCTGCCCAATCTGTTTCATATGGGTTAATTGGCGCCACATATTCCAGGTCATCTGGAATCCTTGTCGCATACTTATTATCAAAGAAACTCCAATCTGTTGCTAATTTTATTTCGTCTTTCATTTTTCTATTTTCCTTTTTGTTGTGCTGCGTATACGGCCACAGCTAATGCCGCCCATGAATGGGATTTGATGCCGTAGGTTGGCCCCGGCTGGGCTTTTGTTCCCTGCGGCCCGATGAGATCGATCAAGGCTTGGCGAATGTTCGCGTCCTTGGCTCGCATCGTTCCGCATAGAAATAGCTTAATATCTTTCCGAAAAATTAGTTCCACGTCCACCCGTGCCACTTCGATGAATCGTCCGATCCATACGCACGTTTCAAAGGTCGAAGCCCCTACCGCCATGCCGTAGCTGGCGATCATCTCGCAAGCAACTCGGTCGTATTCGCGACCGATAAGAATCTGGCGGATCTCGGCATTGGGAAGGTGGCCGTGATCAACAATCCTTTGTTGGTCGTATTGCACGAATGCGGTGTGGCTCGTTCCTGGATCGAGTGCTAATATCATTTTTTAGTGCTTTCGTTTTGATTTTGTCGGCTGGCAAGGCGAGGACATCGCAGATGCCTTGGAATGCTTTTGATCGGATGAAATGAATTGCTGACTCTCGGTCGAGTTCTTGTGCCTCGTTGAGTTGTTTGCTTTGAAAGACCTTCTCGCTTTGTAGGTCGGCAACGGCCTGCTGAATCATCCCGCACAGAAGGCTGCGGGTAAACTCACATTCGGCGTCATGTAGTTCCTCAGCGGTCATTAACGGCGCTCCCTGCGGATTTGGCGGTTCATCCACCATTTGCGGGCCTGTTCCATCTCGCAGGTGGCTTTGAGGTTTCCAATCAAATAACCGGCGATAAATGCACAGCAAGTGCAGATTCCAAATAGGGCGAGAAATGTTAGTGGTTCCATATATTTAGTTTCTATTAGATTGTTGAAAATGTTTTTTGATAGTATTTCAACTTTGTCGGAATGTAGTTCGCTCTTTCTATTAGGTGTTCGTCGCGCAATACCGTTTTAGAAAGATTCTGCATGAGATCAGAAATACTTTGCGCTTGCTTTGTCAGCTCAATTATTGCGACTGGATATTGCTTTAAAGACTCAAGCTTTGTGCCGCCGGTAACGCTGTTCATCCACCAATAGAATGCATCGACTTGTTCCTTGAGTTTCTTTTTCGTTGTTTTCATTTTTGGTTTTCTGTTTTTGGTTTCTATCGTTGGGAGTCATTCCCTTTCGATGTGCAAACCCTCCTCCATTTCCGCAAAGATGAAAAGAAAAAAATTCGCGAAGTGCGAAAATAATTTTTGAGAAAAGTCTTTACATATGCGCTCAACCAATGCTGGAGCGCATCTGTGGCTTGGATAAAAACCAATTTACAAACTGAAATCTAACTATGTTGGGCGGTATAAATTGACCTCGCGAACGCCTTGATTCGTTTGTATTGTTGCCTTTTTTGTTTCAAGAATCCCTTTCCCTATTGCAGTTTCAACTCGGCAAGAAACAGCTGCGATGGTCAATTTCGACTCTTCGGCAATAGCGCGAATAGTCTTCCAGCCTTGCTTGGCGAGTTCCTTCTCGTTTTCGACTTTTGTTGAATCGTAGAAAGCCGCCCAGGCTTTTTCTAGATCGGCAAGAGCCAAGGGTTGTTTTGTCGTCTTTCGCATAGGTTGATGTTTATTGAGTTGTCTTTGTAAAAGCCATAGGCGAAGCCCTGCGACCAAGCGAAGGTGGCGCGGCGCGTGCTCGCGTATTCCATGTCGAAACGCGCCAGCATGCCGACACAATACCCGCTAGGCCCGTCTAGCGTGCGAGCACGTTCCCAGCCTACGCGGTGCAGGTGGGCCAGAACGCATTGTCCGTATGTCTCCGCATGATCGCGGATGGCCTGCACGTTATACATATATCCGTGCAAAAACTTGGTTCCGCCTAGCTCGTAGTAGCTTCGGATGTGATACGGATACAGCCGCGCTTTTAGTTCCTTCGCGGTCTTTTCAATGGCTTGGACCGTGAGCGTAGCGGCGTGAGCCGCGAGCGCGTTCGGTGATGACGCGAGCTTGTAGAGCCTAGCCTCATGATTTCCATATAAAATATGTTGCGGACGTAATTCGTGCAGAAAAGAAATACCACTGGAAAGGTCGTCCGAGATGCTCGCGGCTCGGTCGCTTGAGTTCGGGTCTGAGATAGCTCCAGAACGAAAGGCGGCTAGGTCTAAGAAGTCGCCTAGGTGAATTGTCGTGTCGGGCTTCCATCGGTCTTTGAACGTCAAAACGGCCTTGCGTGCCTCTGGGTCTATTTGATCGCCGTGCGAACATCCAACCGCCATCCATTTTTTCCAGCCTTTCATTTTAGCTCTGGAATGTTCCGTTGGCTACGTTGTTCCCATATCCAAGCGCGAACGGCCTCCATCGTATCCTCATCAAGTTTTGCGAACTCTCCGCTCTCGTGCTTTAAGGCGCTCCGAAGCTCTTGATCTATGTCATCCACTAGGATCAAAATATCAAGTGCCTTACAGGCCACCTCGTGCTCGTATCGCTCTGTTTCGTCGAATTCAAGTGTCATCTTCATGCTTCTTCGTCCTCCTCTTCTTCTTCTGCGTCTGGGAATAAAATACTAAAAGAGTCGCCTGCGAGTCCCTCGACGGCGTATCGGTTACCGAAAACAAACTCTCCGTGCATCGTCTCCCCGCCCTGTTCCCAAGAGACGATGGTGAATCCGCAGTCGTAATGCTCCGAGAGGATGCGCTTCGCTTCTGCTAGTGCTTCCGTGCGCTCTGATTCAACCGTCGGTTGTCTCTTTTTTTTCAAGCAAGAACGTCTATTTTTTTCGATACTCGGTTTCGTAAATTGGCGAGCATATCGCGCTCGGTCATTCCCTTCGCCCAATGCGGCCTCAGTTGATAGTGTGGCTCGTCAACAAACTTCCAGTCGCCGCCCCATTCTAGGCCAAGGCTTTTGCCGAGCGTTCCTAATTCGTTATAGAGCGGGTGCTCTCCGCAATATTCTTTCCCTTTGAAAATTCCTACGTCAAAAGCAATTCCAAAGTTATGATTTGAAAAGCCCGCTTTTGCACGGGTCACAATTTTAGTGTTTGGAATTGTGCGGCCTTTTGCGTAGAGCGCATCTTGCTCCATATAGCTCCGAGTGCCGCTGATGACCTTGACGTCACATCCGACTTTGGCGGCGATAGTCTTTGCAACGCCTAGGAAGGCGCGTGCGGCCTTTTGCATCGCTGGGTGGAGCGTTGCTAAGTTGATCTCGCTTCGCTCGTCGAAGGTCATTTTTTTAGGCCTTGGATATCCGGCAATTCGTAGCAGAATGTGCCGTAGTCGGTTTTCAAACATACCGACGGATTTTTAAACCCAGCGCATGAAGTCAGGAACGCCATGCCCAAGAACGCGAAGGAAACCAAGATCATCCAAAGCGCGATGGTTTTCGCGCTCATTTTTCTTTGCGGAAGATTTCGATAAGTCCAATGATGGCGGCGACCGCCGCGCCGATTGCGTCCCATTTTGCTGGTTCCATGCTCAAACCGGCAACGCCGCCGATGATGGCGAGGCCGCGAATTGTTGAGGGTTCTTTCAATTTTGCTAGTAGTGTTTTCATGGTTTTTTTG